CTTCTTCTGCTAACACACGCTCTCGTGCGCCTAATGCAGCAGTGTTCTGTGACTCTGCTCTAGCCTGCTCATAAGCAAACTGCTCTGGAGAACCACCATACTGTGCAGTCTGTATACCACCACGACCACCTGCAAACAAGTTCTCTTGCATCTTTAAGCGGTCTCTCTCTTCACCAGGCTGCTGAGTAGCCCTAATCTGCTCGTAGATGCCTTGTGCGCGAGCTGCGGGGTCTTGACCCACCTGTCCAAACAACTGCTGAGATTGCCCTAGAAGCTGGTTCTGGAACTGTTGCTGTTGAGGTGAGAGGTTAAGGTTGTAACCACCTTGAGCAGTTGTACCTATGTTAGCCAAGTTGCTTGTTACAGTGTATGGCTGAAAAGCTGACTCTGCTCTTGAAGTAGTAGCTGCTTCGTTTGCTAAGTTTCTCGCTACATCGCCACCTTCTCTAGCAATATCAGAAGCTTGATTGCCTAGGTAATAAGCACCACCAGCTCCAAGCATGTCTGAAATATTATTACCTGTAAATAAAGACATTAGTACGACCCTCCAGTAATTGTGTCAGCAGTCAATGTGCCAGTTACGTTAATAGTGGCGGCTGTAATAGTACCTGTTATTGTAGGACTAGCTGAGTTAGCTTTAGAGTTAACAGCGGTCTGTATGTTGTTAAACTCAGTGTTAATTTCAGTACCCTTCACAATCTTAGCAGGGTTGCCAGAAGCTAAAGAGTCCTTAGTTGCGAAGTTAGTGGTTTTCGTATAATCGGACATTAGAGCATTCTCCCTACTAGAGCGTGTATGTCAATTTTCTGTATTGAAAAAGGTGAGTTGTTAATTTGAGCTTCAATGCCTATTGTCAGCACATTACCGTTTCCTGAAGCGTTTACTTTAGGTGTGTTAACCACAACAGATCCTGTGTATTCGCCAGTAGTGTTATACTCTGCTATACCGTACTCAGCAGGTACACCGCTGCCAAAAATAAATGCTTGCTTTGTGTAGCTTTCTGTGTAATCATAACCCCAGTTTAAGACAGTCTCTGTGCTTTGACCTCCAATAATAGTCAAGTTAAACTTCTTCAAGAACTTCAAGTTAGCTGGACTCTGGAAATCGTTAGGGTTACTAAAGTAACGAAGCTGATATTTAGCCGTGTCGTCAAGATAGCTACCGTAGCGTATGATGCCTTCGTTGTGTCCCATGTACAAAGAGTCATCAGCAAACACAGTAAACGCAACAGGCTCTAACGCTGTCCAGGTAGTGACACGAAACGCTCCATTCTCTAAAGGCTGACGTACATCAAAGCAATAAACAATATTACTGGACGGTAACGTCAGCAAGTAGAAAGCATGGACAGGGCTATAGATAGATTTAATCTCTTTTTTACGCCCATCCTCATCTACTTCTTCTGCTACAGCAGCCAACAAGTCACTACGTACATTCATGCTTACATCACGTAAAGGTAAAGACTTTTCTAGTATGATTCTTCCTAAAGACATTATACCACGATTAGAAAGAAAAAGCAAGTCAGTTCCTGTACTTTGTATAGAATTTCTAGCAATACATCCTGTACCTTCAACTGTGTCGTGTAAGGTTAAGTCTGAAGAAGGACTCTGAGCACCTGTAAAGATTAATACATTTCTTTTACCAAACACTAGCAAGAAGTTGTTGTGTTCAGCAAGAGCTACCACTTCATCGTACCCGTTAGGCCACACTGTAGTTAAGTTAATACTACCTGAAGATCCACCATGCCAATCATCGCCAGCAAGCAACGAACTCCAATACACTGTGTACTTGTTGTTAACAACGTCACACGACCACAGGCGTCCATAAGCAGCAAGTACATCGTTACCTTGTGGAGGTTGATTACCACCTGAAGTTGTTAAAAGCGTAAGCGTTGTTGACCCTCCAACACTCTCTAAAGGTGCGTGACCTTTTTGGAAGAAGTAAACATCGTTGTTAAAAGATACAATCTTCCAGTTGTTGTCGCTGATCGTATAACCAGCAGGCAGTGTCACTTCTGTTAAAGTAGTTGAGCCTGTAAAGATCTTGTTGTTGCCTGCAGAGAACACAGTAGTTATGTTAGTTACACTGATAAACTCAAATACGCTCTCAATACCTCTGCTAGTGCCTAAGACATCTCCACCGTTAGTAGTGATCTTTGTGTAGCCCTGACGAGCACCTACGCGACCTAACTGATCAATAACACAGTTGTCAGCAATAGAAGCATATGCAGGATCTAGTCCAATAGGCGAGTCTTGAGTGTTTATACCCAAGAAGCCTGGAGCTGCAATTGTAATATTCTGTAGTTGCTCAGCCATTATACAGTCGTCCAAATAGTCTCTTCAGGGTGTTTAGCAGCGTCGAGTGCTACAGCGTCTGACAATGTTCTACCAGCCAGTGAAAACAACTCAGAAGCAGAAGTACCGCCTGTCTCTCCACGCTCTCTAGCGCCTAGTGCAGTAGCCAGCTGTATAACAGGAGAAGAAGGTATAAACATCCTGTCAGTGTCTTCTGCTAAATCTGCTGTTCTCAGCACCACGTTAAAGTATAGGTTGTACACGCCGTTAGGAGCAGGGTAGACATCAACAGCGCTGTCGCCGTTAGTGTCTATACCATTCCAGCTATAGAACTGAGGAGCGCCTAGAGGCGGGTTCTCAATCAAGTAAGCTGCTGTCATCCAGTGTGCTGCACGATACTCCATGAACCAGTCAGAAGTGTCATTAACAACGTCAAGAACTTTAATGCGGTCTTGAGAGCCTGTAAGGTTGTAGTTAAAAACATCAGGAGTGGTGGTAACAGTTAACGTGCTTCGTAAAGCTGACCAGTCCCAGGTGTCTTCTACAGTTCGCTTAGCATCATTAATAAACTCTCCAACAAGCTTAGAATAGCTGGTCTGTCCCACAGTGCTTACTTCTTCTTCTCTGAGTCTCCGTAGAACACTGTTTACTAATTGTAGGTATGTCATTATTACCGCCTTCTAAAATTGTTAGAGTTTGTTAACATTCCTTGCTGAGCAGGAACTTGCAAGCCTCGTTGTTGTAGTTGAACATAAGGAGAAATTACTTGATTACTGCCAATGTCTATTTTAGATTTAAACAAGTCTGCAAACACCATATCAGTAGTTCTAGTAGGTGACATCATGCCTTGTTCCCCTTTCTCGCCCTGTAGCCCCTGTTCGCCAGTGTCTCCTTGGTCTCCTTGGTCTCCTTGGTCTCCTTGGTCTCCTTGGTCTCCTTGGTCTCCTTGGTCTCCTTGGTCTCCTTGGTCTCCAGCAGCTCCGTCAAGGCCGTCTAAGCCATCGAGGCCGTCTATGCCGGCTAAACCATCAACACCAGCAAGACCATCAGTCCCGTCAACACCGTCTATGCCTATGCCGTCTATTCCGTCTAAACCGTCTATACCGTCAAGACCATCTGTGCCATCAAGTCCGTCTATACCATCCATACCAACACCGCCTGTGCCTACACCTTCGTCTACTGTTCCTGTTGTTGGAACTGTTACAGGATCTGAGTCAATTGTAGAACCTACTGAAGAATCTGTAGGATCTTCGTAGAAGTCGCTAGGGAACAACGGACCTTCTTCAGTTAGAGGCTCGCCAGTATCGTCAAGCTCAATAGGGGTGTCATCTATAATAGGTTCTTCATACGTACCTTGAGCGTCTTCTAAAGATACTCCTGCTCGTAGCTCATCGACAAACCTGCCTCCCATCCTAATGTACTCGTCAATAGGAATCTCGTCTGCTAACACGGCCTCGTACACCTGTCTTAACACTATGTCATCAGAGACTGGTGCACTTCCTCCTGCATCTCCACCAGCACCAGCACCGCCGCCATTACTTGCGCCTCCTTCTGCTGCTCCTCCAGAAGTGTCCGTAGGTGGTTCAAAGACAATAGGTTCTTCATCAAGCTCGAAGTCAGGTAGAGGCTGCTCTGTTTCAACTTGATCAGGCTGAGTGGCTATTATCTCCTCGCCTGTTGTTGGGTCAGTTATGGCTACTTCAGCAGCGGCAGCTTCTTCTTCTGCGACTCTAGCTTCCTCTGCTGCTCTAGCTTCCTCTGCAACTCTAGCTTCCTCTGCAGCTCTAGCTTCCTCTGAAACTCTAGTTTCCTCTGCAACTCTAGCTTCCTCCGCAACTCTAGCAGCTTCAGTAGCATCTGCAGCAGCCTGTGCAACTCTAGCTTCCTCTGCAACTCTAGCAGCTTCAGCAGCATCAGCAGCAGCTTTAGCAACCCTCACCTCTTCAACTCTAGCAGCTTCAGCTCTTTCTTCAGCTTCTCTAGCCTTTTTAGCATCTGCTTCAGCTTGCAAGTCTAGCGCTGCTTGTTTCTCTTCTTCAGCGTTCGCTTTAGCTTCTTCTTCAGCAGCTTTAGAAATCTCAGCAGCTCTTCTAGAAGCTTCTTCTGCTTCTTCCTTAGCTACTCTAGCTTCTTCTTTAGCTACAGCATCAGCAGCATCTTGAGCGTCTGCAGCAGCTTTAGCAACTTTAGCAAGCCTAGTTTCTTCTGCTACTCTGTCTTCCTCAGCTATTCTATCTTCTTCGGCTTTAGCGTCAGCAGCGGCTTGAGCTTCCTCAGCAGCTTTAACCTCAGCGGCTGTCTTAGCAGCTTCTTCAGCAGCTTTAGCGTCTGCGGCATCTTTAGCTTCTTTTGCAGCTCTAGCTTCTTCAGCAACTCTCGCTTCTTCAGCAGCTTTGGCTGTAGCTCTTTCCTCTGCTTCTTTGGCTGCCTTAGCTTCTGCAGCCGCTTTAGCCTCAGCAGCCGCTTTAGCTTCTGCAGCAACTCTAGCAGCCTCTACTCTAGCAGCTTCAGCTCTAGCTTCTGCTTCTCTAGCAGCCTTAGCGTCTGCCTCTGCTTGTAGATCTAACACAGCTTGTCTCTCTGCTTCAGCGTTTGCTGCGGCTTCTTCTTCAGCAGCTTTAGCTATTTCAGCAGCAACTCTAGCAGCTTCTTCAGCTTGCTCTTGAGCAGCCCTAGCTTCCTCTGCAGCTTTGGCTTCTTCAGCAACTCTAGCTTCTTCAGCAACTCTAGCTTCCTCTGCTACTCTAGCTTCTTCAGCAGCTTTAGCTTCCTCAGCAACTCTTGTTTCTTCGGCAAGCCTGGCTTCTTCTACTCTAGCAGCTTCAGCTCTGTCGGCGGCTTCTTGAGCTGCCTTAGCTTCTGCAGCAGCTTTTAGATCCAGGGCTGCTTGTTTCTCTGCTTCAGCGTTAGCTATAGCTTCTTCCTCAGCCTTTTTTGCAGCCTCTTCAGCTAATTTAGCAGCTTCTTCTGCGGCTTCTCTTTCAACTTTAGCGGCTTCTTCAGCTAATCTCGCTACTTCTGCAACCCTAACTTCTTCTGCTATTTCAGCGTCCCTAATAACTCTAGCTTCTTCTGCAGCTCTAGCTTCTGCAGCAACTCTAGCTTCTTCAGCAACTCTTGCTTCCTCTGCTACTCTAGCTTCTTCTGCAGCTTTAGCTTCTGCAGCAACTCTAGCTTCTGCAGCAACTCTAGCTTCTTCAGCAACTCTTGCTTCCTCTGCTACTCTAGCTTCTTGAGCAACCCTAGCAACTTCAGCAGCTTTAGCTTCTCTTTCAACCCTGTCATTGACAACAGTATCAAAAGCACTTATTATAAGGTCAATATTTGAAGCATTAAAGTCTTCGCCTAAAGAGTTTGTTGTATCCTCAAGAAAGTTATAAACAACACCGTCTCCTTGACCTTTAGCGGCATCTTCTAAAGCAGAGACAGCGTCTAAGACATCCTGGCTTACAGAAGTGCTTAAATCAGCGTTTTCTGCAAATTTAGCAAGATCAATTCCCATAAAAGTAGTTGTAACACCACTTGCTGCAATTGAAGAATTATAGGCTGCGTCGTATACAGCAGTGTAATTCGGAGGTATAAATGTGCCATCCGGCATCCCAGAAGCGTATGTGTTATACTCCGCAATAGCAGAGTCAACAGCGGCGTTACCAGCTACGTCTGCTTTAGAACCTGCTTCTGCTGCATCAAAACCTTTAGCCTGCGCCACCTCTCCCAGACCTGCTATAGCTAAAGTAGCCCAGTCTTCTGCGTGTAGAGTCTCTCCGTTAGCTGCTTTCAAGCCTGTTAAAACAGCAACGCCAGGTAACCCCAACATTGAAGCAGCCATCTTAATAGGAGCGCTATTTAAGAACTTAGTTACACCGCTCGCATCAAAATCAGAGGTAGGTG